CCGTGCGTTTCAGCGAGGACGCGCTCGCGGCGCGCTTTGCCGAACGGCACGCCGATCGCTGGCGCTACGTGGCGGGATGGGGCCAATGGCTCACCTGGACCGGAACCGTCTGGCGGCGCGAGGACACGCTGCAGGCCTTCGACCTTGCGCGCCAGGTCTGCCGCGAGGCGGCGGTGCGCGCGCCGTCTGCGCGTGTTCGCACCAAGCTGTCCTCGGCCGCGACGGTGGCTGCCGTCGAGCGGCTCGCCCGCAGCGATCGCAGGCATGCCAGCACGACCGAGATCTGGGACCGCGACCCCTGGCTTCTGAACACCGGTGATGGCGTGATCGACTTGCGTTCGGGCGCGCTGACGCCGCACGATCCCCAGCTTTTCATGACCAAGGTCGCGGGCGCGGCCTCGAAGGGCGCCTGTCCGACATGGGAGGCGTTCCTTCACACGGTCACGGGCGGTGACGCAGAGCTTCAGGCCTATCTGCGCCGGATGGCCGGTTACTGCCTGACCGGCGTGACAACCGAGCATGCGCTCTTTTTCCTTTATGGCACCGGCGCCAACGGCAAATCGGTCTTTGCCAACACGCTGACCGCGATCATGGGCGATTACGCCACCGTCGCGGCCATGGACATGTTCATGGCCACCCATGGCGACCGGCATCCGACCGACATGGCGGGGCTCCGCGGCGCGCGGATCGTGACCTCCATCGAAACCGAACAGGGGAGCCGCTGGGCGGAAAGCAAGCTGAAGGCTCTCACCGGGGGCGACAAGATCACCGCCCGCTTCATGCGGCAGGACTTCTTCGAGTTCATCCCGCAGTTCAAGCTGCTGATCGTCGGTAACCACAAGCCGTCCATCCGCAACGTCGATGAGGCGATGCGGCGACGGCTGCACATGGTGCCCTTCACTGTCACCATCCCGCCGGCCAAACGCGACCGCCGCCTGTCCGACCGGCTTCTGGCGGAACGCGACGGCATCCTCGCCTGGGCGCTCCAGGGCTGCCTCGAGTGGCAGGAAACCGGATTGCGTCCGCCCGAGGCCGTGATGGCCGCGACCGAGGATTACTTCGAGGCCGAGGACGCGCTCGGTCGCTGGATGGAGGAGTGCTGCGATGTCGGCAGCCCTTCCTACGAGTCCGGATCGACCGAGCTTTTCAACAGCTGGAAGAGCTGGGCCGAGGCGAACGGAGAATACGCCGGCTCGATGAAGCGGTTCTCCGAGACCCTGAGTGCCCGCGGCTTCGAAAAATTCAAGACCAGCACGGTGCGCGGATTTCGCGGGATCGCCGTGAAGGACAACAAGACCGACCTTTTCGAGGGGGACTACAATGACCAGTAAAACAAGGGAAATGGCGGATGTGGCGGGTCATGAGCATATTACCGTCACGCGTGCGCACACGCGCGCCCGTGAGAGGTTTACCGAACAACCCGCCACATCCGTCACACCCGCCACCGAAGCGAAGGCCACGGACGGCGACGTTCTCCCCGATACGGTGCTCGCGCTCGATCTCGGAACCATCGCCGGCTGGGCGCTGCGCGCGCATGACGGTCTGATCACCAGCGGCACGGTCTGCTTCAGACCTCGGCGCTTCGATGGTGGCGGCATGCGCTATCTGCGCTTCACCAACTGGCTCACGGAGATCGACCGGATGTCGGGGCCCATCTCCGCCATCTGGTTCGAGGAAGTCCGTCGCCACGCCGGCACCGACGCGGCGCATGTCTACGGCGGGCTCATGGCCACGCTGACCGCATGGGCCGAGCTGCGCGGCGTGCCTTACGAGGGCGTTCCGGTGGGCACCATCAAGCGCCACGCCACCGGCAAGGGCAATGCGGCGAAGCAGGCGATGATCGACGCGGTTCGCGCCCGGGGCTTCGACCCCGCCGACGACAACGAGGCCGATGCCATCGCGCTGCTGCTCTGGGCCATTGAGACGAAGGGAGGGCTGGCATGATCCGTCCCGCGATCCTCGAGGAAGCCGCCCAAGTGCTCGAAGCCCGTGCCGAGACCTACGGGCCGGCGACGGATGCCCTGCGCGCCATCGCGGCGCGCTGGTCCCTCACGCTGGGCGCGCCCATCAGCCCCGCGCAGGTGGCGCTCTGCATGATCGACCTGAAACTGGCGCGGCTCGCGCATGACCCCGCGCATCGCGACAGCCTTGTGGATGTGATCGGCTACGCGGCGCTGATGTCGGAGGCGACACGATGAAGACCATGCGCTTTACGCCTCCGGGCTATGGCGGGCGCCGCCGCGATCCCGAACAGGTCAAGCGCGACGGCTGGCGCGAACAGGGCCTGCTGGCGGTCTCCGTGGACGATGAACGGCTGACCTGGCCGGAGCGAGAGCTTGTGCGCCAGCTGGGCGACCGCCTCTACGGGCCGCGCCCCGCCGATGACAGAGGGCGTCATGGATAGATGGACACCCTCCCTTGTCGAGGCCCGCCTTTCCGAGGCGGCCTTCGTGCTCAAGCGGCTGCCGGAACCACGACTTCGGGGGTATTTCAGCACTTGGCCCGAGATCATTCACAGCTTTGCCGACAAGGTGGGCCAGGAGCCGAAACGGATGCGCGTGCTGCCCTCGCCGCAGGCGATCAGCCGGATGGAGGAGACGCTTTCCTGGACGGTCGGTCTCGACCCCGTCGACGGAAAGATTGTCTGGCTTCGCGCTTACGGATATCGCTGGCGCGAGATCTGCCGCGCGGTCGGACTTCAGCGCGCCTCCGCCCATCATCATTGGGTCTATGCCCTGTGTCTGATCGCGCACCGGCTGAACAACCGCCGCCTCAATCCACGGCTGTCCATGCAGCAGGTGATCGACCTCGCGCGCGCCGACGACCCGGCGCTTTGAGTGCCTTGGAAGGGGAATTTTTTTCCAGACATTTTTGCGATCCCGCCGGTATGTGAGGGGTAAGTTCGATCGGTGCGCCGGAAGACCGCCCAGCCATGGCCGCGGTTCCTTCTGGCCCGATTACGTATGCTGGCGGGCTTGGCGCGCAATATCGCCAGCGACAGGGCCGGATTTTTGGGAAGCCACCCGGAATCCGGATCCACCCCGGCGCCGTAAAATCGTCGTAACATCAAAGACATGACCGGACACGCGGGGTGGATACCCCGTGGATGCCGGAGTCCAGCGGGCAAGCCGGTGGACTCCGCCCCGCCGGAGTCCACCACCATTCACGGAACACCGCCCATGACGCTGAGCTTCGCCCCCGAACGGATCGAGATGTGGCCGCTGGCCAAGCTCCAGCCCTACGCCAAGAACGCGAAGATGCACGGGGCCGACCAGGTCGCCAAGATCGCCGCCAGCATGGCCGAGTTCGGCTGGACCGTCCCCTGCCTCGTGAGCGAGGACGGCGAGCTGATCGCTGGTCACGGCCGCGTGCTGGCCGCGACGCAACTGGGACTGACCGAGGCGCCGGTGATCGTGCTCGGGCACCTGACCGAGGCGCAGCGCCGGGCTTATCGCATCGCGGACAACCGGCTGACTGAATCCCCGTGGGACGAGGCGTTGCTCTCGGCCGAGTTGCAGGATCTGCTGGCGGACGACTACGACCTGTCGCTGGTCGGATTCTCGGACGGTGAGCTCGACAAGCTGCTGGCCTTGGTGCCGGACGGTGGCGGTGAAGAAGAAGGTGGCGCCGGCGGCTCCGTGCCGCCGGTGACCATCCCCGAGCCGCCGCGCAACCCGGCCTCGCGCACGGGCGATCTCTGGATCCTCGGCGATCACCGCCTGCTTTGCGGCGACAGCACCAGTCACGACGACGTCCGCCGCCTGATGAATGGCGAGCGCGCGATCCTGTTCGCCACCGACCCGCCGTATCTCGTCGACTACGACGGCTCGAACCACCCGACGCGGAACAAGGATTGGTCCGCCTCATACGGCACGACCTGGGACGACAGTTCGCAGGGCGCGGAGCTCTATGACGGCTTCATTGCCGCGGCGGTCGCCGAAGCCATCACCGAGGATGCGGCCTGGTACTGCTGGCACGCCTCGCGTCGCCAGGCGATGCTGGAAGCCTGCTGGGAAAAGGCCGGCGCCTTTGTCCACCAGCAGATCATCTGGGTAAAGGACCGCGGGGTCCTGACCCGGTCGCATTATCTCTGGAAGCACGAGCCCTGTTTCATGGGCTGGCGCCGCCCGAACCGGCCGCCGAAGGTCGCCGAGCAGACGCTGCCGTCCACGTGGGAGATGCCGTCCTTCGCCAAGGACGAGCGCCCCGACCACCCCACGCCGAAACCGCTTGAAGCGTTCGGCATCCCAATGCGGCAGCATGTGGCGCGGGGCGGCCTCTGCTACGAGCCATTCTCCGGCTCCGGCTCGCAGATCATGGCGGGCGAGGCCAACGGCCGCCGCGTCTTCGCGATGGAGATCAGCCCGGCCTATGTCGATGTCGCCGTGGAGCGCTGGCAGGCCGGGACCGGCAAGGAAGCGATCCTGGATGCTGATGGTCGAACCTTCGCCGAGGTGAGAGCCGAGCGGCTGGGCGCTACCGCCGCCACTGGGGCCGATGCCGCTGCCTGATGGCCGTCTACTACAACGATGCCGATCCCGCGGCCTGCGCCTGGCTGCGGGAGCTGATCGCGGCCGGGTTGCTGCCGGACGGTGTGGTGGACGACCGGTCCATCCTCGAGGTGGAGCCCGCGGACCTGCACGGCTTCACGCAATGCCATTTCTTCGCCGGGATCGGCGGCTGGCCCTATGCGCTGCGCCTCGCCGGCGTGTCCGAGGATCTGTCCGTCTGGACCGGCTCGCCGCCCTGCCAGCCATTCAGCCAGGCTGGACAGCGCAAGGGACAGGACGATGACCGCCATCTCGCGCCAGCCTTCCTGCGCCTCGTCGCAGCCTGCCGCCCGGAGCTCGTCTTCGGCGAGCAGGTCGCAAGCGCGGCAGTGCTCGGAAAGGTTGGCTGCGCGGCTCGAACAGCGGCTGAAGGCAAGACTGGCTGGGCGTGGTTCGACGCTCTGGCGGCTGACCTGGAAGCGGCATCTTACGCCGTCGCGGCGGCCGATCTGCCGGCTGCGGGCATCGGCGCGCCGCACATCCGGCAGCGCCTGTTCTTCGGCGCCGTCGCCCTGGATCCGGGCGGGCTGGGCGACAGCCTCGGCGCGCGATCACAAGGACGGGTCGGAATGTCCGGCCGTTCCGATCAACGCGCTGCTGGGCCGGCAGGTCTGGCTGGCGGGATGGCCGACGGCAATGGCGGGCTCGCCCGCGACGGCAGCGTACAACGCGGCGGGCAACACGGATGCGAGTCGCAGGACGGTGAAGCTGGTCGACTGGTCGAAGGCGCCACCCCCGCCGGGACCTGCGCGACGGACGGCGTCTGGCGAGATCCGGACTGGCTCCTCTGCCGCGATGACCGCTGGCGGCCCGTTGAGCCCGGAACATTCCCGCTGGCTGATGGGATACCCGGTCGCATGGGGCTGCTGCGGGGCTACGGCAATGCGATCGTTCCGCCGCTCGCGGCGGAGTTCGTGACGGCGTTTCTGGAGAGCCTGGGATGAAGCAGAGCCGGACCATGTCGATGGTCGAGGCCACGGCCAACGTTGTCGTTGGCTACGTTTTGGCCATCGCCACGCAGATCGTCGTGTTCCCGTGGTTCGGGATCGAGACTGGTCTCGCGGAGCATCTGACCATCGGCCTCGCCTTCGTCGGCGTCTCGCTGGCGCGCGGCTACCTGCTGCGTAGGCTTTTCGAGGCGATCCGGATGCGGAGTGTCGAATGAAGAACCGCCGCCCGGCGTTGGGCGGCGGCACGTGTTCCTTCCGGTGCAGAGCATCAGTCACGGATGGCGTAGACGCGCCCCCTTCCGTCGACCTTGTCCGAGGTGATGGTCAGCCCGAGCTTCTTCTTGAGCGCGCCGGCAAGCGCACCCCTCACGGTGTGCGGCCTCCACTCGAGGGCGGCGGCGATCTCGTCGATGGTGGCGCCGCCCTCGGCGCGGAGCATCTCGATCAGCTTGGCCTGCTTCGTGCCTGCGCGCGGCGTGCGCGCCTTGGGCGCGGGGTCGGCCGCAGCGGGAGCGTCCTGCGGGGCCTCCGTGCTCGGCGCTTCGTCGGCGCCGGTGGGCGCGCTGTCGCCGCCTTCCGGCTCTATACCGATGGCGGCAAGGCCCGCGTCGGTGATGTGCAGCAGGATCGCGCAACCGTTCTCGTCGTTGCGCCAGATGCGGTTGAGCGCGGGATCGGCCTTCGCGAGTTGGTCTGTCACGGTTTCGGCGATCAACCCGCGCTTCATGAGCGCGCCGATCACCTTCTGCGCGGCGCCGCCACGCAAGCTGCCGGGAAGCGGCAGGACGTTGCAGTCGTCGCGCTGCGCGGCGGCGCTAAGGATCACGAGTTGGGTGTCGGAAAGCTTGGTCATCGGGGGGGGCTCCTTCATCGGGGCCGCGACCATCGCGACCCTTCCACGACCCCAAACCGCGCCTCGGCGCGGCGGGAGTTCCGGCGGCGGCGCCGGTCAGGCGTCTGGCGCGTCCTCGCCGAAGGCGAAGGCGCAGAGCTCGCGCAGCCGCTCGGCGATGTGCCCGAGACTTCCGGCGTGGCCCCAGTTCACGTCGTCGGGGCTTACGTTGAAATGGTCGTCGCTGAGCGCCTGCAGGCGGGCGAGCATCTCGTCGATCTCGGCCTTGCGCGACACGAAGGCACCGAGCGCGGCATCGCGGTTGCGCCGGGCTTTCTCGGCGCGGAGTTCGTGGCGGGGTGTGGTCTCGGGGTTCAGGCGGGTCATGGCTGGCTCCGGGTGAGTTGCGTCGTACTTGTGGGATGGAGGTTCGCTCCAGGCACCCCGCTTATCAACCGGATAAGAACTTGATTTTGAATAACAATCGGGGCCGTCGATGCTGGGCATGAGCGAGCGCCAGTATGCTGCCCGTGTCGGCCTTTCGCGCGGCGCGATCCAGAAAGCGAAGGCCGCCGGCCGGCTCGTCCTGCACGAGGATGGCAGCATCGACGCGGAGGCCTCGGACCGGCTCAGAGCCGAGGCGACCGACCCGTCGAAGACCAGGAAGGCGCCGAAAGAGCAGAGGCTGAAGCCCGTCCCCGAGGCGGCCGTCTCGGCTGTCGGCGACACGCTGCGCGAACAGGGGTTGGCCGCGCCGGTCACCGGCGGCGGGACGACCTTCCTGCAGGCGAAGACGGCGCATGAGGTGCTGAAGGCGCAGGAGCGGCGCATCCGGCTCCAGAAGCTCAAGGGTGAGCTTGTCGACCGCGCCCGAGCCGAAACGCTCGTGTTCCGCCTCGCGCGCGAGGAACGCGACGCCTGGGTGAACTGGCCGGCGCGGGTGGCGGCGCCGATGGCCGCCGAACTGGCATTGGCGCTCGCACAGGCTGCCGATGCCGGAAACGCAACCGCACAAACTGCGGTCACGACCGCGCTGATCCAGAGACTGCTCGAAACCCATGTCCGCGCCCAACTCGACAGCCTCGCCGAGGTCCGGCCGAGGCTCGGATGACGGCGCGGAGGAATTCGACGGGGCGGAGGGGATTCTTCGGGCCTGGCGGAGCGGCATCCGGCCCGATCCCGACCTGACGGTCTCGCAATGGGCGGACCGCCATCGCCGGCTGGGAACCCGCGCAAGCGCCGAGCCGGGGCGTTATCGCACGGACCGCACGCCCTACATGCGCGAGATCATGGATCGGCTGAGCCCCGGCGATCCGACCCAGCGGGTGGTGTTCCAGAAAGCCGCGCAGGTGGGCGCGCCGCTCGCGCTCGACACCGCGGTGCCCACGCCCTTCGGCTGGACCACCATGGGCGAGATCGCGCCCGGCGATCTGCTCTACGACGAGGGCGGGCGCATCTGCCGCGTCACGGGTCTGTCGCCGGTCTTCACCCACCGCGCCTGTTTCGAGGTCGAATTCGACGATGGCGAACGGATCGTCGCGGATGGCGATCATCGCTGGCCGGTATGGGACTTCACGAACGACCGCCCCGTCGCGCGCACGCTGACCACGGCGGAGATGGCTGGACGCGTGACGATCGGGGCGGGCAAGCGCCGGCGCTATGCCATCGACTGTTGCGACGCGGTCGACATGCCGGAGCAGGACCTGATCCTGCACCCTTACGTGCTCGGGCTCTGGCTCGGGGACGGCGCGTCGATCATGAATCATGTCTCGGTGCATGAGGACGACGCCGAGATCGTCGAGCATCTGCGCGCCTGCGGGGTCGAGGCCGAGTTCCGGCTGCCCAAATGGCGCAAGGGGCGGATCGCCAATGTGGTGATCGATCCGACCTTCCGGCTGCGGCGGGCGGACGGCGCGTCGGCTTCGGAGGGCTTCCGCTCTCGCTTCGTGACGCGGCTGCGCCAGCTCGACGTGCTCGACAACAAGCATGTGCCGCTCCCGTACATGCGGGCGAGCCGCGCGCAGCGGCTCGAACTGGTGCGCGGGCTGATGGATTCCGACGGCACCATCACGCCGGATGGCAAGCGCTGCGAGTTCTCGAACGCGGATCGCGGGCTGGTCGACGCGATGCTCGAACTGCTCCGCAGCCTCGGCTACAAGCCGGCGGTCTATCGCATGGCCAGTCGGCGCAAGGTGTTCGGGACGGACGGGCGCGCGACGCGTTCCGCGCAATACTGGCGGGTGTCCTGGACGGCCTATGCCGAGGAGCCGATGTTCCGGTTCTCGCGCAAGCGGGCGCGGATGCGCTCGATCGAGAACGGACGGCCGGGCCGGAGCCGTCGGCGCCGCATCGTGGCGATCCGGTCTGTGCCGAGCGTGCCGGTGCGCTGCATCGAGGTCGACGCGCCAAGCCACCTGTTTCTTTGCGGCAAGGGCTGGATCCCGACGCACAATACGGAAGCCGGCAACAACTGGATCGGCTTCGTGATCCACCACGCGCCGGGGCCGATGCTGGCGGTCCAGCCGACGGTGGAGCTCGCCAAGCGGAACTCGCGGCAACGGATCGACCCGCTGATCGAGGAGAGCCCGGCGCTGAAGGAGCGCGTTCGCCCCGCGCGGGCGCGCGACAGCGGCAACACGCAGCTGTCGAAGGACTTCCCCGGCGGCGTGCTGGTGATGACGGGCGCGAACTCGGCGGTGGGGCTGCGCTCGATGCCGGCGCGGTATGTCTTCCTCGACGAGGTCGACGCCTATCCCGCCTCGGCTGACGAGGAAGGCGACCCGGTCGGGCTCGCCGAAGCGCGCTCGCTGACCTTCGCGCACCGGCGCAAGGTCTTCCTGGTCTCGACGCCGACGATCCGGGGGCTCAGCCGGATCGAGCGCGAATTCGAAGCGTCCGACCAGCGGCGCTTCTTCGTGCCGTGTCCGCATTGCGGGCAGATGCAGTGGCTTCGGTTCGAACGGCTGCGCTGGGAGAAGGGCAAACCGGAGACGGCGGCATATCATTGCGATGCCTGCGACGAGCCCATCGAGGAGCACCACAAGTCGGCGATGCTGGCGGCGGGCGAATGGCGGGCGACCGCCAAGGCCCGCGATGCGCGGACGGTGGGGTTTCATCTCTCGGCGCTCTACTCGCCGCCGGGGTGGAAGAGCTGGGCCGACATCGCGCGCGACAAGGAGACGGCGGCGGGGTCCGACGAGGCCGAACGCGTGTTTCGCAACACGGTGCTCGGCGAGACCTGGATCGAGACCGGCGACGCGCCTGACTGGCAGCGCATCGCCGAGCGGCGGGAGGACTGGCCGGCGGGCACGGTGCCGCACAAGGGTCTGTTCCTGACCGCCGGCGCCGACGTGCAGAAGGACCGGATCGAGGTCGATGTCTGGGCCTGGGGGCGAGGACTGGAAAGCTGGCTCGTCGATCATGTCGTGATCGAGGGCGGGCCGGCAAACCCGGAATGCTGGGACGCGCTGACGGAGCTGCTCGGGCGTAACTGGCGGCACGCCGGCGGCGCGGAGCTGGGCCTGGCGAAGCTCGCCATCGACACCGGCTACGAGACGGCCGCGGTTTACGCTTGGGCGCGCTCGGTCGGCTTTGCGCAGGTGGCGCCGGTGAAGGGGGTCGAAGGCTTCAACCGGTCCAGTCCCGTCTCCGGGCCGACCTATGTCGACGCGACCGTCTCGGGCAAGCGCCTGCGCCGGGGTGCGCGGCTCTGGACGGTGGCGGTGTCCACCTTCAAGGCCGAGACCTACCGCTTCCTGCGGCTCGCCCGCCCGACGGCTGAAGAGCTGGCGGAAGGCGCGGCGTTCCCGCCCGGCACCGTCCATCTGCCCGGCTGGGCCGACACCGAATGGATCCGGCAGCTGACGGCCGAACAGCTGGTGACGGTGCGCAACCGCCGCGGCTTCGCCAAGCTCGAATGGCAGAAGCTCCGCGAGCGCAACGAGGCGCTCGATGCCCGCGTCTACGCCCGGGCCGCCGCCTGGATCGCCGGCGCCGATCGCTGGGGCGAGGCGACATGGGCCGACCTGGAGGAGCAGGTGGGCATCGAGGGCACCGAACCGGACCGGGCCGAGGGGCAGGCGCCCGCGGGCCGGATCCATCGCAAACCGGGGCGGCGCGCGCGGCGCGTCTTCCGCTCGAGCTACATGGGGTGAGCCATGCTTGTCGATGACCTGATCGCCCGGCGCGAGGCGCTTCTCGAGGCGCGCTATCGCGGCGTGCGCACCGTCGAGGTGGAGGGGCGGCGCATCACCTATGCCACGGACGCCGAGATGGCCGCGGCCTTGGCCGATATCGAACGGCGCATCGCTGATGCCAGTGCCGGCCGGCGCCGGCGCATCGTGCGGGCCACCGCCAGCAAGGGGCTCTGAATGCGGCGCGCGCTTGGCCAACTGCGCCGGCGGATCGGCGCCCTCGTCGGCGGCTTCGATGCCGGCCAGGGCGGGCGGCGGCTGCGGCACTTCCAGCCCTCGCGTGCCCATCTCAACACGCTGATCGCGGCGGCCGGGGCCGACATTACCGCCCGCGCGCGCTGGCTCTCGCGCAACAACGGCTATGCGGTCAACGCCGTCGAAAGCTGGGCCGGCAACGTCGTGGGCGCCGGGATCAAGCCCTCGTCGCTCATCGCCGATGCCGAGATGAAGGCGCGGGTGCAAAGGCTCTGGCTCGACTGGACCGACGAGGCGGACGCCGAGGGTTTGACCGACTTCTACGGGCTACAGCGGCGTGCCGCGCGTGAGGTGTTCATCGCCGGCGAAGTGTTCTTCCGCTTCCGCCCGCGCCGGCCCGAGGACGGGCTGCCGGTGCCCTTGCAATTGCAGATGATCCCCTCGGAGATGCTGCCGCTCACCCGCAGCGAGCCCTTGCCCGGCGGCGGCGCGATCCGGCAGGGGATCGAGTTTGACGCCATCGGCCGGCGCGTCGCCTATCACTTCCTGCGCCGCCATCCGGGCGACGTGACCGATCCGGGGCTGGCCGGCGAGAGCGTGCGCATCCCGGCCTCGGAGATCGTGCATGTGGTCGATCCGGTCGATGCCGGGCAGCTGAGGGGCGTGTCGCGCTTCGCGCCGGCGGTCGCCAAGCTCTTCCTGCTCGATCAGTACGACGATGCCGAGCTCGACCGGAAGAAGGTCGCGGCGATGCACGCGCTCTTCATCACCACCCCGGCGCCGGCCGAGGCGTTCGACGCGGCCGAGAGCGACGAGGACGGCGAGCGGGTTCTCGACCTGCAGCCGGGCAGCGTGACGATGCTGGCGCCCGGCGAGGAAATCCAGGCATCGAGCCCCGCCGATGTGGGCCAGACCTACGAGCCCTTCCAGTATCGCACGCTGTTGCAGGTCTCGGCCGCGCTCGGGGTGCCTTACGCCTACCTCACCAACGACATGGTGCGCGCGAACTACTCGAACTCGCGGCTGGCGCTTCTCGAGTTCCGCCGGCGGGTCGAGGCCTACCAGCACGCGGTGATGGTCTACCAGCTCTGCCGCCCGGTCTGGGCGCGCTGGATGGACAGCGCGGTGATGGCCGGCGCGCTGAAGATGCCCGGCTATGGCCAGCGGCGCGGGGAGTATCTCGCCTGTTCCTGGCTTCCCCCGAAATGGGACTGGGTCGATCCCCTGAAGGACGCCCGCGCCGAGATCGAGCAGATCGAGGCGGGGCTGAAGAGCCGCGCGCAGGCGCTCTCGGAACGCGGTTACGACGCCGAACAGGTGGATGCCGAGATCGCGGCCGATCGCGCGCGCGAGCGGCGGCTGGGGCTCGCCTTCGGCGCCGTCGGGCAGACGGCCGCGAGCCCGGACGCCCCGTCCGCAACCACGGAAGACTGACAGCATGACCATCGCACCCCTTGCCGAGCGGCTTGCCGGTCGGCCGCTGGCGCTCGGCCGGGCGGCGCTCTCCGCGCTCTGCCGCCGAGGCCCGGTCGAGGCCGGCCCTGCCGGCTTCCCGCCGCAGGCCGCGCCCGATCCGGGCTACGCCGTAACCGGCGACGGCATCGCCGTCGTGCCGGTCCTCGGGCCGATGCTGGCGCGCGGCGACTGGCTGACGGCGGCGCTCGGGCTCACCGATTACCAGTCCCTCGGGGCGACGCTTGCCGAAGCCTTCGCCGACGCTTCCGTGCGTGCCGTGCTGATGGAGATCGACTCGCCCGGCGGCGAAGTGGGCGGGCTCTTCGATCTGGTCGACGAGATCCGCCGCCTCTCGTCCGAGACCGGCAAGCCGGTCTGGGCCGTGGCCTCGGAGTCTGCGCTTTCGGCCGCCTGCGCCATCGCCTCGGCCCCGAGCCGGATCTACGTCACCCGCACCGGCGAGATGGGCTCGGTCGGCGTCGTCGCGCTCCATGTCGATGAGAGCGCCGCCGATGCCATGGCCGGGCGGCGCTACACGCTGATCCATGCCGGGGCGCGCAAGGTCGACGGCCAGCCCCATGCGCCGCTCGACCCCACCGCCCATGCCGCGATCCAGGCCGATGTGGACGCGCTGCATGGCGAACTCGTGGCCCTCGTCGCGCGCAATCGCGGCCTCGCGCCAGAGGTCATCCGCGCCATGGAGGCGGCGACGTATCGCGGCGCGCATGCCGTCGAGGCCGGGCTTGCCGATGCCGTCGGCGCCACCCGCCAGGCGCTGGCCGATCTTGCCCGTCACATCGGCGCGCCTTCCCGCGCAATCCGCTCCCCCAAACCCCACCAAAGGAGACCCTCTGCCATGCATGAAGACACCAGCCCCGATCCGGTCGCGACCGAGGACAGCCCGGTCGTGGTCGCCGCGACCGATGCCCCGGACACCCTGCCGCCCGAACCCGCCCCGCCGACGGGCGACACCTCTGGCGAGGGCGCCGCGCCCGATCCAGCTGCCGCGCTCAGGGCCGAGTTCGCCGAGATCGCCGCCGTCGCTGCGCAGGCCGCCCGGCTTGGGCTGACCGTCGATGCCGCCGCCGCGCTGGCGCAGGGGATCGGCGCCGATGCGCTGCGCCGCTCGGTACTGGAGACGCTCGCCACCCGCGCCGAGGCGACGGCCGTCGTCGCCACCGCGCCCGCGGCCGCCACCAGCGGCGAGAGCCCGATCATCCGCCGCGCCCGCCAGCGCGCGGCCCGCAACAGCTGAGGTAAGCCATGCCGACCCTGACCAGCCCACCCACCCTGGGCGATCTCCTGAAATACGAACTGAACGGCAGCTATTGCCGCGAGACCGTGACCCTGCGCGGCGGCGCGAGCTATCCGCTCGGCGCTGTCCTCGGCGAGGTCACCGCGAGCGGCAAATACATCCTCTCGCCGGCCGCCGCCGTGGTGGGCGACGAGGGGGCCGAGGTGGCGCGCGCCGTTCTCCTCGAAGCGGTCGATGCCAGCGGGGGCGACGCCACCGGCCTCGTCCTCGCCCGCGGCCCCGCCATCGTCGCGAAATCCGCCCTCGGCTTCGACGGTTCCGTCGATCAGCCCGCCGAGATCGCCGCTAAGCATGCCGAACTGGCCGTGCAGGGCATCGTCGCCCGCGATACGGCCTGAGCCCGGAAGGACCCCAGATCATGACCGTCATCACCAACCCGTTCGACGCGGGCGGCTACACGCTCGCGGAGATGACCGAGGCCATCAACATCCTGCCCAATGTCTATTCCAGGCTCGGGCAGATGGGCCTCTTCCGCTTCGAAGGCATCACCCAGCGTTCGGTGATCATCGAGCAGGCCGAGGGGGTGCTGAACCTCCTGCCCACCGTGCCGCTCGGCGGCCCGGCCACCGTCGCCGGGCGCGACACCCGCGCCATGCGCTCCTTCACCGTGCCCTGGATCCCCCATGACGACGTGATCACGCCGCAGGACATCCAGGGGGTGCGGGGCTTCGGCGTGGCGGACGCCGCCGATCCGCTGGCCACCGTCATGGAGCGCAAGCTCACGCGGATGCGCATCAAGCACGCCCAGACCCGCGAGTTCATGGAGGTGAATGCGCTGCGCGGCATCGTCCGCGACGGCGCCGGCGCCACGCTCTACGACTACTTCGCCGAGTTCGGCATCACGCGGCTCGAGACCGACTTCGTGCTCGGCACCGCCTCGACCAATGTGCAGGCGAAGATCCGCGCCGTGCTGCGCCAGGTCGAGACCGAGCTCAAGGGCGAGACCATGTCGGGCGTGCTGGCGCTCGTGTCCCCTGAGTTCTTCGACAAGCTGATCGGGCACGCCAAGGTCGAGGATGCGTGGAAATACTTCTCCGCCACCGGCGCCCAGCCCCTGCGCGAGGACACAAGGCGGCGCTTCCCCTTTGGCGGCATCGTCTTCGAGGAATACAACGCCACCGTCACGCTCTCGACGGGCGCGACCGAGACGCTGATCCCCGCCGGCGAGGGCATCGCCTTTCCGCTGGGGACCACCGACACCTTCGTCACCTATGGCGCGCCCGCGAACCTCGTCGAGACGGTCAACACCGTCGGCCTGCCGATCTACGCCCGCCAGATCGCCCGGCCCGACGGCAGCGCCATCGACGTCAAGACCGAGGCCTCGATCCTGCCCGTGAACAAGCGCCCGCGGCTTGCCGTGCGCATCTTCTCGAGCAACTGATGAGCGTGTTCGCCGCGGCGGTGGAGGCGCTCTTCGCCGATCCGCATCTCGGCCGCGACGTGGTCTACACCGCCGAGGGTGGCGCGCCGGTGCTGGTGCGCGCCATCCTGCGGCGGCCGGACGAGGTCACGGGCTTCGGCGATGCGCGCCTTTGGTCGGAAACCACGAAGGTCGACCTGCGCGTGGCCGAGGTCGCAACCCCGCGCCCCGGCGACCGGATCGAGATCGACGGCGAAGCCTTCCTCATCCAGGGCGAGCCCGTCCGCGACCGCGAGCGGCTGGTTTGGACCGTGGACCTGCGCCCCGCGTGACCGGCGATGAAGCTGAAGCTCGATGTCACACCGGATCTCGTCGCCGCCATGGCCGCCGAGGTGAAGGCGGGCGAGAAGGCTGTCACCGCCGCCATGCGCGAGGCCGGAACCGGGCTCAAGACCGCGTGGCGCGGCCAGATCACGGGCGCCGGGCTCGGGCGGCGGCTCGCCAACTCGATCCGGAGCCAGACCTACCCGAAGGCCGGCGAGAGCCTGAACGCTGCGGCGCTGGTCTGGTCCAAGGCCCCCGTCATCGTTGGCGCCCACGACACCGGCCCGCTGATCCGCTCCCGCGACGGCTTCTGGCTGGCGATCCCGCTGCCCGCCGCCGGCAAGGGGCGGCGCGGGGCAAAGCTGACGCCGGGCGAATGGGAACGGCGCCGAGGCATGCGCCTGCGGTTCGTCTATCGTCGGCGGGGGCCGAGCCTGCTGGTCGCCGACGGACGGCTCAACACGAAGGGCCTCGGTGTCGCCTCGCGCTCAAAGACCGGCCGGGGCCGCACGACCGTGCCGATCTTCCTGCTCGTCCCGCAGGTCAAGCTGCCGAAGCGGCTGAACCTCGACCGGGACGCAGAACGGGCGCTCGACAGCGTGCCGGGGCTGATCGTGGGGAACTGGCTCGAAACCCGCCTCTGAAGCCCATGGTCGACAGCTTCCTCTGATTGGCATATATTGCCAATGAAGGAGAAAGAACCATGGCCACGAGAAACGTCGTCCTCACCGAAAGCCAGTCCGCGCTGGTCGATCGCCTGGTCGCCTCGGGGCGCTACCAGAACGCCAGCGAGGCCCTGCGCGCGGGGCTGCGGCTCTTGGAAAGCGAGGAGGCGCAACTCGATGTCTTGCGCGCCCGGCTCGAGACCGGCCTCGACCAAGCCCGGCGCGGCGATCTTGCCGAGGGCTCAGGTGAAGACGCCATCCGGCGGGCGTTCCGCGCCGCGCGGTCCGCTCGGTGAGCGGCAAGCCATGGCGCCTGACGCGGGCCGCCGGAGCAACACTCGTCGACATCGCGCTCTGGACCTATCAGACCTTCGGTCTGCGGCAGGCCGAGGCCTATGAAGTCGACCTGATCGACCGCTGCGATGCGATCGCGCGGGACGAGGCGCCATGGCAGAGCTGCGCCAAAGTCATCGATCCGCGCCTGCCCGAGGATCTGCGCTTCACCCGCTGCGGCGAGCATCTGATCGTGTTCCTGGATGAGCCCGACCGGGTTATCATCGTCGAATTCCTGCATGGGCGGCGCGATCTACCCGCGCGGCTGACGGACCTGCTGCGTCGGGGCGACTGACCGGACCCATCGCATAGCTTTGAGGCTTCGATGCCCACCCCCCGCGAAACCATCCTCGCCGCGCTGTACGCGCGTCTTTCGGCGCTGCCCGCTACCGTCCTGCGCAGCGAGGTGCTTCCGGAGCGTGTCCCGCCGGCAGGCCTGCTGATCCTGCGCGATGGCGAGCCGGGCGAACCGGAGGTGACGCTGTCGCCGCTCGCCTACCATTACCAGCACCGCGCCGAGATCGAGGCGGTGGTCCAGGGCGCCGACCGCGACGGCGCGTTTGACACGCTCTGCGCCAGCATCGGAACGACGCTTACCGCCGACCGCACATTGGGCGGGCTCTGCGACTGGGTCGAGGCGGAAGCCCCGCGGCCGGTCGACCTACCGATCGACGGGGCGGCGAGCCTCAAGGCAGCCGTCATTCCGGTGATCCTGCACTACACCACGGCCGATCCCTTGGCCTGACCGCAACAATCTTTGGAGATTACCATGGCACGCGCCCAAGGAGCGCGGTCGCAGTTGGCGGCCGCGTTCGAGACGACCTATGGCACCGCGCCGGCCTCGGGCTTCATGCAGATGCCCTTCGCCAGCGCCTCGCTGGGGGCCGAGCAGCCGCTTCTGGCCTCGGAACTTCTCGGCTACGGCCGCGATCCGCTTGCCCCATTGAAGGACGCGGTGACGGCCGACGGCGACATCACCGTGCCGCTCGATGCCGAGGCCTTCGGCTTCTGGCTGAAGGCGGCGTTCGGGGCGCCAACAACGACGGGGACCACGAACAAGACCCACACCTTCAAGTCGGGCTCGTGGTCGCTGCCCAGCATGGCGATTGAGGTGGCCATGCCGGAGATCCCGCGCTTTGCGATGTACACGGGTTGCGTGCTGGACCAGCTGAGCATCGCCATGCAGCGATCGGGTTTGCTCACCGCCGACGTCAAGCTGGTGGCGCAGGGGGAGAACGTCGCGACGGTCACGGCGGCCGGAACACCCACGGCCTACGCGCTGCAGCGATTTGGCCACTTCAACGGCGCGATCAAGCGGAACGGCACGGCGCTTGGGAACATCGTCTCAGCCGATCTCACCTATGCCAACAACGTCGAACGCATCGAGACCATCCGCAACGATGGGCGCATCGACGGGGCCGACCCCTCCATTGCCGCGCTCACCGGCAAGATCGACGTGCGCTTTGCCGACACGACGCTGATGGATCAGGCGCTGAACGGGACGGCGGCGAGCCTCGAATTCTCCTGGGTGATCTCGGCGAATGTCAGCCTGACCATCACCGCGCACGCCGTCTACCTGCCGCGACCCCGGGTCGAGATCCAGGGGCCGCAGGGCATCCAGGCCAGCTTCGACTGGCAGGCGGCCCATGATCCCGTTGCCGGGCAGATGTGTACGGTCGTCCTCAAAAACCAGGTGGGGAATTACTGATGCTGACGCTCGATCTTTCCAATGAACCGCGCTGGTACGACCTCGCCCCCGGCATGCGGGTACAGCTGCGCCCGCTGACGACCGCGCTGATGGTGGCGACGCGCAGCGATCCGGCCGTCGAGGAAGTGTCCGAGGAGGCTTCCGACGAGGAACGCGCGGTCGCTTTCGCCAAGGCGCTCGCGCGACAGGCGGTGCTTGCCTGGGAAGGGGTGGGCGATGCCGACGGCAATCCCATCGACCCCAGCCCCGAGGCCATCGACGCGCTGCTCGACATCTGGCCGGTTTTCGAGGC